ACTGGGCCCCAGAATGCTCAGCGGAATCCAAAACCGCCGGGCCACGATCCGTTCGGCCTGTAACTGGAGAACCATGAAGACGATCACACTGACGGTGACGAGGGAAGACATCAGGAACGGGGTACAATACAACTCGTACTCGTGTCCCGTTGCTCTGGCATTGGGACGGGCCTATCATGGCTCGCCAGGGGCCGCCAATGTCGGTTACACTGAATTCTCCCTGTCGGATGGGAAAGAATGGTGTAAGGCACCCGTATGGCTGTCGAGGTTCATGCATGGGTTTGACAAGGGGGAGAAGGTCCGTCCGTTCAAGCGGGTACTGCGACTGCGGCCCGTGAAATAAGGGAGACCAATGAGACTCGGTGAAGGTCTACAGGAATACATTGAACACGGGGCGACCGATGTATACTATCCATCCGGGCTCAAGGCCCTCGACGATCTCATTCTTGGAGCAATCGCTGGTGAACTCACCCTTGTCGCCGGAGCACCCAATGGCGGAAAGTCCGTGCTCGTTCTACAATGGCTGTTGCACAATGCTGCCCGAGGAATCCCTGCCGCGGTGGTCAGCCTTGAGATGTCCCGATTTGGTCTCGGGCAGCGTCTTCTGTCTGGGCTGGCCGGAGTTCCTATCAGCCGGCTCCGCAAGCGGGACTTTCGGGACGGGGAGCAGGAACGACTTCGTGCTGCCGCAGGAAAGCTGGCAGCCCTGGAAGTCGAAGTTTGTGAAGCTGGAGGATGGAAGAGTGATACCATTGGACAAGGCATCACTGCTCTGGCCAAAGCTGGTGCAAAGCTCGTCGCAGTGGACTACCTCCAGATGATCGGCGGCAAAAGCGGATCGAGGAATACCGATGTCGGCGAAGCTTGCCGGAACTGCAAAGAGGCCGCGAAGGAAGCGAACGTCGCCGTGCTCCTGGTGTCGTCGCTCAATCGGGCCAGTGCATATCGAGAGACGCGGAAGCCGCGTCTATCTGACCTACGGGACAGCGGAGATATCGAATATGCCTGCGACACCATATGTGCAATTACGAACCCTGACGAAGGGGACGAGTTCAGCGACACCCGGCTGGCCGAAATTCACGTTCTGAAACTACGTAACGGCCAGTTGGGAATCGCCGCGGCCAAGATCGTAAAGAGTCGTTCTCGCTTTCTGGACCTTTAACCTGGAGAAACATGCCCGTGAAACCTAAGGCATACCTCAGCGGCCCGATGTCGCTGCGGCCCCACTTCAACCGTACCGAGTTCAACCGGGCCCACAACTGGGCCGAGACGCACGGGTTCGACGTGATCGATCCACACCAGATCGACCTGCAAAATGGGTTCGATTCCCGCGACGACGAGCATCGTTTCGGCGATTACTTCACGCTGCTGCCCCCGGAGCAGCGGCAGGTCGAACAAGACAAGATCGTTCGGCGGGACATCGCACTTATCATGGGCCTCAAGGCCGAGAACCACGATACCGTCCTGGCCCTGTGGGACTGGAAGGAGTCAAAGGGTGCCCGTGCCGAGATCGCCCTGGCCGTCTGGCGGGGTATCCCGGTCGGTGTCCTCAATCGTGAGATCGATGCGGTCGTGGAGGTCATCACACAATGAACTCCTACCACGGCCAGGATCGCCGGCTGGGGGACGCGGATCGTCGCAAGTCCACGTTCGGACTGCGGGTCTTCTATAAGTTTGGCGGGCCCAATGCTCGCCGCGTAGCCTGGGGCCGGCGGATGCCAGCCGACTATCACCGGGCCATGGATGCGAACTTTCCAGCATTCACTGAGGAGCCGAAGGGGGCGAACCAATGATGCAATGGCTCTGCATCTTTCTGGCCTACGTACTCCCGCCTCCGTTCAGCCTGTATGAACTGTGGCGGTTCGTCCGGTACAAGTTCACGAGGCCAGTGGACCGGAGAACCGGGAGATTGGATCGGAGAATAGTCAACGACACGAGAGACCTCCACGTCCGTCGTCAGGCCGTTCACGGCCGACGGTCAGGTGATGATGCCCGTAAACTTTGGAGATAGTATGTCGAGTGAAACTACCAAGCAACAGTTCAGCACGGGTGCCCAGCGGGACAGTCAGGACGGCAAGCTCCGTTTTGATCTCCTCTCGACTCATGCTCTCCGCCGCACGACACAGATTCTGACGGACGGGGCAACACGATACGGGGACCGGAACTGGGAAGCTGGGTTCCCGTTCAGCCGTTGCCTTGCGTCCGCCTGGCGGCACTTCATTTCCTACATCGAGGGGGACACGAAAGAGGACCACCTCTCCCAACTGGCCTGCAATATCATGTTCCTCCAGCACTTTGAGGAAAAGATTAAGGCTGGCAACCTGGACCCGAAGCTGGATGACCGGGAGAATCCCTGCATCTTTGGCAGGCAGTATAAAGCTGCACCGCCCGCACCGGTGGAACATGTGTGGAACAACGACGATGATTGCATCGCGGATGCCCCGGAGAATCCGCCTGCACCGGCGAAGTATCTGTGGAAAAATGCTGACGGTGTCTTTTGCGAAGTGCCCGTTTCCCAGACTCTGGTCCCAGGAACTGTGCTGTACTCCAACCTGAGAACCGGTCCGAAGGATCGGCGGGAGACTCGGACAGGATGGGACATTGGCGAACGGCCGTCCGGGGAAACGTACAAGCGGCTCTCTCGCTGCCCATATGGCCGCCGAAAGGGGGAGCGATGAACAGTTCTGAAAAGGAAGTCCTTGAGACTGCCGAGCGGTTGGGCATCGTCCTGTGGCCGATGGAACCTCCGATGAGGTGCATCGGGATGAAAGGCAAATGTGTCGCGTTCATCCGGGCCGGCCAGGGGCCGTTCGACTTCGTGGGGATCGGGCCGTGGGGAAAGCTGGTAGCAATCGAGGTCAAGGAGAACAGGGCCACCAAGAAACGGCTGCCCTTGATTGGGAAAGGTAAGCGGGGAACTGGGCTACAGCATCACCAGCTTGCCGCACTGCGGGCCGTGTATAATGCAAACGGCATCCCGCTTGTTCTCTGGAAGAACGGCGAGGAATGGTTTCGATTCACCGCCCAGGACCTGAACGTGGGAGAGGACATTAAGAGCCTCGTGCCATACTGGCCGGCCAGCCTTGGTCATCATTTGATAGAGGTATTTCGCCGTGAATAACTACACCATCTCCCTCACTCATGACGAGATTGCCATGGCCGCTTCTGTTGGTGTAGCCCGCCGGGTGGACTCGCTCCGCCTCGGTCTGGCCGACGAGGCCGCCAAGTACCGCACCGATCTCTGGGACCTGGACATCAGCGGGGCCCTGGCCGAGCTTGCGTTCTGCAAGTTTGCCGGCTGCTATTGGCCCACGACCCTGAGGAACTACAAGGGTGCCGATGCCCTGAACGTGGACGTGAAGCTCTCCCGCCAGGAAGAGCCCCACCTGATTGGCCGTCACAACCCGCCGCGGGACGGCACACTCGCGGCCAGTCGCATCTACGTCCTGGTTCTACCCGGCCCCAACCATTCGGTGGACTGGATCATGGCCGGCTGGAGCAATGCAATGACCCTGTACCTGGAGAGCAACAGGAAACAGTTCGGTGTGCGGTCGGTGTGCTACGCGATACCCCGGGAGAATCTCTTCTCCATGGACACGTTCCCGTTCGCGGCCTGTGCCAAATAAAAAGCCCCCGGGTATAGACCCGAGGGCGAAGTACAAGAGGATGTCAGCGGGACCTAGGCCAGCTTGGAGGCCGCTGCCGCTGCTCCCACGACGGTTGCGGCAGTCTTGATGACCGCGGCCTCGGTCGGGAATGCGGCCTCGGCGGCCGGTGCTAGGGCCGACACGACCTCGCTGGCCGTGGACGCACCCGACTGGGCCTTGCTGACCGTGCTGGCACCGACGTAATGCCCGAGCAGGGTAATGCCGGCCCCGGCGATCGCACCAATCAGGATGCCCCAAGGCCCTCCGATTGTTCCGCCGAGTGACCCGCCGGTCTCAGCACCGGTGATGATCGCGGCCGGAGTAATGGCCGGCTGTGACGTAGCAACGGCCGGGACCAGACTCGGCTGGCTGGTGGCAGTGCTATTAACCGCGGTGCAGGCCACGGCCACGAGGCCCATGGCAGCCAACAGAACGAACATGATTCGACGCATACGAACCTCCTAGTGTTTGAATAGACTGCCAAGGTATCCCACCGCACCAGCGATGACGGACGCGACAGCCGTGATTCTGAATTGACTCTTCTCGATCGTTTCGAGCCGGGCCGCTTGATCTGACAGGGCGGCGGCCTGTTTCGTTTGTGCCTCCACGAGAGGCTTGATCTCGGCCCTCAAGGTGTCCACCATCGGGGTGATCACGAGTTTCTTGAAGGCTTCCACTTCTTCCAGGTTGTTAAGGTTGAGAGGCATCACTTCACTCCATTCAACTCTTCCAGCATCTTGAGCCGGTCGGGGGCCCGCTTGTCATGGGCCAACTCGCGAACGAGCAGGGGCAACAATGCTGCCTGCTCTTCCTTGTTCCCGGCCCTCCATACTTCCATGCGGCCCCTCCAGTCCTGTATCGCGAGAACGTCCTTCTGTAGTCCCCGCAGATAGTATGACTGGCCCTTCGGTACGGTCCCGTCTTCAATAGCCTGGTCGAGGGAGTTGGCCCCAAAGGTCACTGCCTTGCCAGGCTTCTTCGTTGGTTCATTTCCCGTCGGTGCCGGTGTGGCGGCCTTCTCCTGGGAGTCCAACCAGTCCTGGGCCTTCTGGCGAGCCGGGCTGTAGTCCAGGGACTTGCGGGCCGGCACGGCCAACTGGGTGAAGGCCGCGGCCTGGCCCGGAGTCGCACCCCGCTTCTCTAGTTCAGCAAACGTTGAAGCAGTGAAGGGGGAAGCTCCCCCGAGAATGTGGGCAGCGACCGCGGCACTGTTGGCCCAGTGATTTGCATCCGGGCTCGGGTCCCAAATCTGGTGGCCATAGAAGTCCTTGTTGTTGAAGGCTTCCATCGCCAGGGTGATGACTGGATTGGCCTTGTGCAGCAGGGTAGTGGCAGGGGCCGACCCAAGCTTCTGTACCTCGCTGGCCTCCGACCGAGTGTCGGCCCGGATATCGTTCCCATCCTTGTCCTTGATCCCGGTCTTGGGATAGAGCCAGTCCTTCCAGTCCTGGGGCCAGGCTCCGGTGAGTGTGTGCTGCACCAGCCCGTTGATAGCGGCGGCCGTAATGGTGCCAGTGATCGCGTAGGTCAACGCATGGGCCGGCCCCACTTGGGTTCCGCGGCCGAGCCGGACGATATCCTGCATCGCCCGGTAGGTTGTCTCCAGCGGCCCCGCGGTCCAGCCCGGGGCACGGAGGAGGGCCTGGGCCAGTTGCTTCATCCCCTTGTCGGTGTAGTCGGTCTCCATGAGGCGGTGGCCGAATCGTGCATCCAGGTTCTTCCGTGATTCGTATCCCATCTGCCGCAGGTCCGCATCGGTGGTCTCGGGGCCGGCCGACTCCAGGTTGGTCTTGGCCATCTGGATCGCGGCAGCGAACTTCAAGTTCGGAATGAGAGTCCGATTCAACAGGTGACTCGTTGCATCGGCCAGTGCCGGCGGAACCTGGAAGCCCGCAAGGATAGTGTTTCCCTCGCGAAGGTTCCGCACCATCTTGTCAACGAACGATTCACCGAAGCCCTTGAGAGTAGACTGGCCCGTCGGGATCGGCGGCTGCACGTCCATCTTCTTGAGCATGTCAATGACCGGGGCCATCTCGGGAGTGACCTTGGATGGGTCCGCGAGGCCCTTGAGATACACATCGTTCTGGGCCAGGTTGAACGAATCGGCCATGCGTCGGCCGATCCCACCGAGGCCCTCGCCATTGATCGCGGCCTGCACGGCCCCCGTCATGGACTGATTGATCGACCGGCCGATGGACGTGACCGCATGGAGGAACGACATGGCCGTGTTGGCCTGGGTCATGAGGCCACCGACTCGCGACATCCCCTTGAGGGCGGCACTCATGGCGGACTGCCCCTTGGCGGGCAGGTACTGCTCCAGCAGGGTCGCATTGGCCTTGTTGGTGTACCACTTCTGGGCCTCGCCCTCCTGGGTATCGGGGGCCTTGTAGACCCGGCCGAGCAGCGGGTTCGCCTCGACCATTCCCGGCGGTACGGTATCCTTCGGCCCGTAGGCCACGAGGGTTCCCATGTCGTGGAGAGCCTGGAGTTGGTCATGGACATTGATTGCCCGGGACTTGTTCACCATGTCCATTCTGGCCTGGGTCACGGGGTTGTCAGAGAGCGGCTCGAACCCCATGGCCCTTCGTTCTTCCCAGTTGGGAATCTTGCGGGTCTTGCTGAACCCGAGATTGCCCGACATGTTCGACTGGAGCCACTTCTGGAGATTGGCCTGGGCCGTGGGGTCGTCTGGATTCTTCGCGGCCCCGGACATGTAATCCGCGATGTAGCCCTTGCTGATGTCCCGGCTATCGAGTTCGTGGAACTGATGATCGTTGATAGCCCGGATCGTATTGGATATGGTTTGCAGGTCAGCATTGGGCTGTGGCAGGCCGGCCTCATGGCGGTCCACGAAGTCCTGTCGCTCTTCGTCTGAAAGCGAGGCCATGTACCGCTCGCCGGGCTCCAGCATACTCGCTACCTGAAAGCGGCCGACCGCGTTCTTCCCCTGAAGCTCGGTGAGGTTGTGGACCGTGGGGACGGCAGACTTTGCGTGCCACCCGATAGCGGCGAGCTTGGGGGCGATTCCGTCCTTAAAGTCCTGGGTCTTCTTCGCCAGGTTCTCGCCGATCTCTTCTCCGGTCCGCTTCAACATCTCGGGCGGAGTGAGACCACCTTCCTCGTTGGCAGCCAGGTTGGCGGCCAGGTTGGCAATGTGCTTCGCCCCAGTGGCTGCAACGGACGAAAAGAAATCCGGCTCTGCCTTAGTCTGCACAGGGGGTACGGAATTGGTCCCAGGTGCAGACAGTCTTGCGGCCTGCTCCAGGGTCAGCCTCTGTCCGTCCGGCAGGATGACGGCCTTGATATGTTCCGGCGACACACCGTCCTGGCCAGGAGAGTTCACGTCCACCGCGTTGACCCCACCGTCCGAGACACCAGACTTCACACCGGACAGTTCATAGAGGACGGGAGTACCGCGAGCACCCTTGCCCGCGTATGCAGCGGCCGTGGTCGCCGACCGAGTGGGGCCAATCTGTTCCGCGTCCACACGTCCCGAGAGGGCCGAGGGGACGATCCCGTTCTTGGCGATTGTCCCCGCATCCTGGAGGATACCGCCGTGAACGATCGTACCGGGATCGAAGGTCTGGGCCCTGATGCCTTGCTTCTCCTGGACGTAGGCCGGGTCCGACTGTCCGGTATACTTGCCGGAAAACTTGACGGCCTGGTCAGGGGCCGATCCATTATTTCCACTTTCGGGGGAAACTGGAATTGATTGATTGGCCGGGCCGGCGGGTTTCTGCAAAGCTTCGGGGCTCTCGGGGAACGGAACATACGGCTTGGCAGCTTCCTGCATCCGGCCCTTGAGTTCCTGAAGTTGGGGCAGGCCCATGTTCTGCCGCAGGGTCTGTTCATGTGCAGCAGCGGCCTGGCGAATCTCGTCATGCTCCGACGGGATCGGCTTCTGGGGAAGCTCCGGCCCGGCCGCCTTGACAACCTGGTTCAGTTCCTCCAGGTCGGCCGCTTGCCGCCGTGGGGCCCCAAGGTTCTGGGCCTGCTCGTTGGCGGCCTGGAGTTGGTTGCTTACCTGTTGCTTCTGCTGTGCGACTTGCTGCTCGTGCATCGGTTCGGCCACCGCATGGCCGACTCCGCCGCCGACGAACTCACCGAGTATCCGGCCCGCTGATTCGTCCCAATCGAGGTTCTTCTTTCCAGAGAGCCAATCACCCACGAGGCCCGCGTAGTGCTGGACCTCGGCGATCGGGACCTGGAGTGTTCCCGCCTGCACCGCACGGCCAAGCGAGCGGGCAATGGCCGGCACGAGGGCATCGCCCTCTTGTCTTGCGAATGCCTTCACGGCCGCAAGGGCACCCGGCTTGGTGAGGTTCTCGGTCGTGAGATGACCCGCTGCCCAACCGATTACACCCTGGGTCAGTGCGTCCCCAAGCTCGGCCCCGGTGCTGATCTGTTCCCCGCTGGAACGACGGAGGGCCGTGTCGATGCGGGACTCCGCGGCCGACTGGAGGCCCATGAGGGCCGGGGCCACCGGGGCAACGGCCATGGCAGCGGCGGCCTGCGGAACCATACCGAGTGCCTGTCCTGCGGCCCGGCCGAGGCCAGAGGCAATACCGGAGGCCGCCGAGCCACCCGCAAAGTTGAGGGCCTGCTCGCCCTGGACCGTGGACCGGGGATCCAAGAGGCCCTGGACTATCCGCTGCGGGGCAGCCATACCGCGGAGCATTTCGGGAGCCGCGGCCAGTGCAAAGTTCTGAGCGGCCGAGTTCGTCTGTGCCGACTGCTGTTGAATCGCTTGCTGTTCCGCCTGAGAGTTGGGATCGAGATTCGTGGTCTGTGCGGCCGGCTGAAACCCACCATTGGCCCCCATGGTCTTGGGCCCGTACTGCTGATTGGCCGCGTACTGGATCGCGTACTTCTCGCTCTCGGTCATGGGATTGCCACCACGGGCATTCTGGGCCGCGATCATTTCATCGGCCTTCTGGTGCCAATCGGGTCTCTGCATGACCTGGCTCAGTGGAATCCCCTGGGACTGGCCCATTATCTGGCTCAGTGGAATCCCCTCCTGGGACTGGCCCATTATCTGGCTCAGCGGAACCCCCTGGGATTGTCCCATGATCTGACTCAATGGAATCCCGGCCGATGGGGCCTGGTCTCCCATGACTTGACTGAGCGGAATACCTTGTGGCATCTGGGACATTAGTCACCTAGGATGGTTGAACCATCGGGGAGAACCCGATCACCTTGTAGGATTTTCCGTCGGGGCCCTGGATAGTCTGGCCCATGTTGTAGGATTTTCCGTCGGGGCCCTGGATAGTCTGGCCCATGGAATTAGGGCCCGGGGCCCCCTTGTTGACATCCGGGGTCTGACCATTCGTCCAGCCAGGTCCGGCCTGCCCACCAGCGGACTGTACCTTCTTCTGGGTAAGGTACTGCTGGACAAGAGATTCCTGCTGATCCGCCAACTTATCGTACTGTGCGGCCTGGTCATTCTGGCCATTGGCCCGGGCCGTCTCTGCCTCGTGGCGAAGACTCTGGGCCTGGGTGATGGAACTCTTGACGTGTTCCTTCGTATCTGCATCCACGTCATTCATTCCCAGGTTCTGGAAGATTTGTTGGACCCGGGCATCGTTCACCTTCTCCTGGGCGGTGGCCTTCTGGGTATTCGTGTCCGCGTTCTGTTGTGCCGCCCCGGCCCGCGTGGCAGACGAGTCGGCCGATTCCTGCCGGGCCGATGTCATACCTTGCCGGTATGCCCCCAACTGGGCCAGGTTCTCCTGGTGGTACTGCTGCTGGGCAATCATTTGTGCGGCCGACAGTTCCCGCTGGGCCGCGATCGATTGGCCCTGGAGGTTCTGGCCCCGAGCTTCAAGGGCGGCCTGAATCTCGCTCGCGTGTTTCTGTTGCTGCAACGCAGCGGCCTGTTGCAGTGCCTGCTGCATCCTGAAAATATCTTCCTGCCCGGTCTGTTGACCAGCTACCGTACCCTGTGCGGAACCTGCCTGCTGTGCAGCACCCATGCTGGCAGAGATCGGGGCATATGAAACGTCGAACGGCATGAGAACTCCTTATGCGTAGGCGGCCCCAGTGGCGGCCGTGTTGATTGGATTGCCCCAGGCATCGACCGGCTGATTGCCGCCGTAGGATACCTGGATGTTCGGATCGACCGGGACGTAGGAACCGTCACCGCCGGAGACCGGGCCGTTCATCGGGGCCGCCATGGCCTGCTGATTGCTGTTCCCCCCGCCTCCTCCACCACCCAGGCCCGTGACCATCTGGTTCATTCCCCCGGCTCCGCCGCCTCCACCCACTCCGCCGCCAGACTGGCCTCCGCCACCTCCTCCACCACCGCCCGCAAGCTGGCCCGCGTAGCTCCCGTAGGACGGAGCAGGCTGGACTGCCTTCTGGATAGCCCCAGGGGCCGCAGGAGAGGCGATCGGGGCCGAGGGGCCCGAGGGCATGGTCGAGCCGAAGGACTGATTGTGGGGCATCAGAGAGGCCCCTATCGACCCGGGAAGGGAAGCCATGCTGGCCCCCATGGAACCGAGGCTGGACGTTATGGCCGAGAACTGGTTCCCCAGGGCTGCACTGATTTGGGCACCCAGATTAACCGGGGCCGTGTAGGGCTGGGTCGGCATCTGGGGGCCCTGGATGCCGGTCGAGGCTCCCGCACCAGATTGGGCAAAGGCCCCGACGTTGGTATTGGCCGCCACGTTCCCGGCCGAGCCCGGATCGGGAGTTCCCTGGGCCGGCTGGCCCGGTGCTCCCGCGGTAGGTGCCTGCTGCATCTGAGGCCCCTGGGACTGGGCCTGCATCGCCGCGAGGATTGGCATCATGGCCGCAGGGATTTGGCTCATTGTGTCACCGGTTGGTTCATCAACTGCTCGATGCTCATGTTGGAATAGTCGGGTTGGCTGTTGATCGGGACCAGGTTCCCGCTCGCATCATAGGTGTAGCCGCCCGGGGGAAGGGCCGGCGAAGCCTGGGCCGCCGGAGCCGCTGGACCCGCGGGGCTCATCTTGTTCTGGCCGCCCATGGCCTGCTGGATCGCGGACATGATCATTGCCTGCAACTGGGAGTTCTGTTGCGGACTCGTTGGCTGCCCGAAGTTGGGGACACCGCCGGAACCCTGATTCGTGAGGAAGGACGGGGTCGAGGCATTTAGGGCATTCTGAATCGTGGCCTGATTTTGCATCCCATTGGCCTGCTGGATGCCGGCCGCCTGGGCCTTCTGCTGTGCCTGTGCCGCGGCCTGTTGCTGCTGGAGTTGGTAGGCTGCCATCACGTTGGGCTGTTGCTGTTGCAACTGGCCCATGAGATTGGCAATCTGGTTCGCCCCACCAGTTTGAAGCTGGCTCAGGTCCAGTTGCAGACCCGAGGCACGGTTGGCGGCCTGGTTCATCACGTCGGTCGCTGCCTGGTTGTACTGCATCTGGGGAAGGGCCTGCATCGTGTTTGCGATCGTCGTGTTACCGAGCCCGCGGGAGACGGCCGATTGTTGCTGCTGCCCCAGGTTCTGTTGCAGTTGGAGCCCCAGTTGGCCCATCTGGTACTGACCATACTGGCCCGACGTGGCCAGTGCATTGTTGATCGATCCCTCGGCCGAGTTGTATCCGCCGGCCAGTTGGTTCAGGGCATTCTGGTACTGAGTGAGGTTGGCCTGGTTCGCGGCATTGGCGGCCGTGGTCGTGGCCGGCAGAATCCCCTGCTGATTGTAGACGTTCATGTTCGGGGGAGTCGGAGCGGCCGGGGCCTGGAACTGCATCGTACCCGGCTGAGAGTACGGCTGGGCCGAGATGCCAGCCCCCGCGGCGAGGGGCTGAGCCGTAGGACGCATGGCATCCTGAATCGATCCGACTGCATTGGGTGTGGCACCGACGGCTGGTCCGGGCATCGTAACTCCTATTGAAGAACTTCAATTTCAAAGAATGGCATCGACACAACGTCGCTGCTCGATGCGGTACTCCAGGTGGCATACAGGTCCAGAACCAGACTCGGGGTAAGGTCGATCGTACCCGGGCCGCCCTGAACTGATTTCGTTTGCCCACCGCCGGCCGATATAAGTATGGCCTGGGTCGAGGCATCGATTCCGGCCGAGTACGATATCAGCAGGGCCTCGATTTCAACCGGTGTTGAAGTGAGGCCGCCGACCGGAAGGGCCGCCAGGGATGCGATTACCGTTGACCCCAGGCGGAGATCGATCGTCAAGGTAGAGCCAATGGCGGCCGTGACCGTGAGATATCCAGTCACCCGCATAACGCGGTCCACCTGACTGAGGAACCCCGCACTCAGGGTGGCCGTGATTCCAAGGGCCGTGGGGGTCATTGTATTCGTGACAGACACCGCCGACTGGCCAAAGAGAGCACCCTGGCCGAGAATGGCCGTCTCGGGGGCCACGTTCTGAATACCAAGGCCAAAGATTCCAGTTCCAGAGATTGATTGACTCACAGCACGGCCTCCACAAAGAACGAGTTAAGGGTCACACTGTTAGCCGGGGATGCGGTAGACCACTGGGCCCACAGGTCAAAGGCCCAGGTTTTGGTGAGATCAATCGGGGTAAGGTAGACGATAGACGAGTTCAGGATTGATCCAAGAGTAAGAGACGAGCCGTTAATTTGGCCCGATGTTCCGCCCAGAGCCGTGGACATCAGACAGTTAAGAACCAGGGTAGTACCCGACATTCCACTGACCGGCAAGTTCAGGAGTTGGTTCGTTACATTGGAACCCAATTGGTATCGCAGTGAGAGAGTGGCCCCGATCGTGGCCGTGATCGACAGGTAGGCCGACATGCGGATTGTGCGGTTGACAAATCCGAGATACCCACCGACGAACATGAGGCCCGTTCCAAAGGAAGTATTGGCGGTCGTGTTAGTGATGGGCGGGCGGCCAGCACCGGCCGACAAAGTCAGGCCGAGAACGGCCGTCTGTTGCATCGCACCGTTCTGGTACGGTATCGCCTCGAACACGTCGATGTCCTCGCGGTACACGACATTGCCAAGTGTCTGGGTAAATGCCTGGCCCGCGGGGATAACCCGGATTCCATTGAAGTACCCCTGGTCAATGAGGGTCTTCATCTTCTGGAAGTTGCGGCGAATCCGAACCGGCTCGGCAGCATTCTGATCGATCTGGAGTCCAGAGGGAGCACTGCTCATCGTTGCACTCCTCCGCCCTCGACCGTGAGGACGATGTGTTCCAGGGCCCAATAGGTGTCGATCGTGCCATTCGAGATCGTGAGACTGAACCAGCCCCCGCGTAGACGTTGCCGCCGGGTCGTCTGCCACCCGTAGAGGGAACCCACGACACCGGACGTAAAGCGGCGAGAGGGCAATCCATCGGTGACTTCGTAGGCGGACTTCCCACCATTGAGAGTCCAGCCCATGCTGAACTTGGAACCACTGTCGCCGTACTGTGGCTCGCCCGTTGTGAAGTCAACCTTCGTCACGACCGCATCGCCGATCGGCCCGGCTGGCAGAAAGGGCCCGAGGGTCAGCGACGACACTATGGCGACTCCATCGTCATCCAGATAGGAATCTCCGAGTTGTCGAACAAACCCGTCCCAACACCCAAGGCGAATCTTGTTGTTCGTCGGGCTGTTCCCGTTCCACATAATGGCATGGGTCGGGCCGCAGTTCAGGGGGAACACCTGTGGCCACAGGCCGCCATTGCGAAGATCGTACCAGAGATGGGTGGGGTTCGTGCTATCGTTCGTCGGGGTCACGAACACATAGAGCCCGGTGTGAACATGGTCGAACACCAGGGTCATGAAGTTGGCCGAGGAATCGATTGCCTGGAAGTAGGCATCGTAGGTCGTGGCCGTGAGGTTCTGCGGAATTCCGCCGGCCTGAATTGAGAACAGGCCCCGGGTCCCGAGGAAATAGATGATGCCCTGGGGAGAGCGGCACCAGGCATTTTGCCCCAGAACCCCGATGCTGGAGGACACGAGATCGATTGATCCGCCCGCGGCCGGGTCGCCCTTAATGGCCCACATATTGTGGGTCGATCCCACGAGCATGATGTCATCGGTGAACGTCATCAGTGCCGTGACCGGCTCGCCAATGAGACCGGCCTGGGACGAGTTGCCCGCAAAGGCCGCGGCCGGATCGATAGCCGCGTAGTTGAAGTCCGTCGGGACCGAGATTCTCGACATGAAGAAGTTCTGCGGATCGGAACGACAGCCGCTCAGGACCAGCCGGCCCCGCCAGGTTATGGCAATCGTGCAGTTCTGGGGGGCCTCGCCGACCGTGGCCACGAGGGGGCCGAAGACGTTGGAGACCGGATTGAAGGTCCAGACAATGTTCCCGTCCGCGATGTACACGATGCCGTTCAGGGTCGTGATGGACGGAGTAATCATGGTACTGATGGGCGGAACAGAGAGCGGCCCTTGACCGTTCGCCAGGGCCAGGGTGCCCGAGTCAACCGCGTAGTACAGGTTCCCGCCGGCAATGGCGATCGTGTATGCCTGGACCGTCGCGGATGCACCCGAGTTGGCAATCGCGGCTGTAGAGTTAGTGACCTGGAAGCCGCCGACCGAGTAGGTGTTCGAGGCCGATCCGCTAACTTGGTTGTACTGGAGGAACCCGAATCCACTGATGGTCCCGCCGAGATTGTTCACGAGCAGGCCCGTTCCCCCGGTGAAGACTCCCCCGAACAGAATCCCCACGAGACTGCCGGCTGTAGTACCGGACAACTGCATCCCGATCTGGTACGAAGTTCCCGCAACGTAACCCGGAATCGCATAGGATGACAGGAGGGTAGTGACTCCGTTACCGGCACCGCCGGAGAGAGTGGTCCGCTGGAAAAGCTGCACGACACCCGAGCCGGTCAACTGGACATACAGGGCATTGAGGGCACTCGTGGCCGTGGCACCCGTGAAGAACCCGGCCACATTACTCGGGTCCGTCGAACTATTCGAGACCGAGCCCTTCACGATGTAGCTTGTTCCGAGATTCGGCAGCGGGCTGTACAGCGAGACCGCGGCCTCCTTGGCAGAAGTTGTTACGGACCAATTGAACCCGCCGTCGTTCGTCACCTGAGCAACCGGGCTAGTGGCCGGGGTACTGTTCGTGGACTGATTTATAGCATCGACCAGGGCCAGAGTGTTGGCAATATTGATTGAGGTCTTGTACCAGCTTTTGGGGGCCGTCGTGGTCCCCATCTGGTTTCCTTCTGCAAAGAAGAACTCCTGGTCCCACACGGGCCGGCTGGTGACAGTGGGGCGGCTGACCTGGGCCGTCCCGACTCCTCCGTTCACCAACGAGGCCCCAACCGCCAGGCCGGCCCCTGGAGTCACTCCACTCGGGATTGCTACCGCGGTCCCAATCAACTGATTGTTCAGGGTCATCTGGAGGGTCGTGGTCGTGACATAGATGCCGATCCTCATGATGCCGCTCTGCCCCGTTAGGGCCGATCCGTTCCAGGGAATCGTCGTGGTTGTGAGGGAAGAGTCAACTCCGGCTACTGACTTGTACAGGCCGAGCCCTCCGGTCGAGTCCACCTGGACGAAAACAAAATTACTGCCCGTGGGGGCCGTGGTCGGACAACCCAGGGCCAGGCCGGCGAACAGGTTCGTGCTCGCGGAACCCACGAGGCCCAGGTTCACACCGACGGACGCATGGAACGTGGTGCCAACCACGAGGGGCGAGGACAACACGGACATGAAGGCATAGCCGTTTCCGAGACTGCCTCCGTTGTACGCATAACCGGCGGCCCGGACTCCGTCGAGGGAATTATTGTATCCCCAGAGGGCAGCCTGTGGGGATCGATAGGCCCCGGTCGGCCAGAGGGCAGCACCGAGGTCTCCCGACGTGGCAGCGGCCCATGTCTGCCACTTGGAGGAACTCGCCGAGGATAGTGTCTCCAGGGGGCCACCGGTATTGAGGATCGTGTAGTTGAACAGGTCCTGAATGAACGTGTCAGTCGTGAGGGCCGTGGTCGGATCGAGGGCCACGTCCACCTGGGCCAGGGTCTGCACTGGCCCACCGCCGGCCATCTGGAACCCACCGTTGGTCTTGGCCAGGCCCGATCGCTGTCCCATTCTCAATCGGTCCCACTTGTCATATGGCATGACGTTGGAAGCATTCCAGCACGTCTCAGGAAGGAGAGTCGAGCCTAGACCCTGGCTGACTCCATTCTGGATGGACCTTGCGAAGTTGCGGTTTACTCCGCCCTTCGGAACCGGGATGACAAAAGGGGAGCCCATATAAAAGAAGGCCCTGCCGAACAGTTAGATCGGAGGGCCTTTGATCGGAACCTTTCGGTGAGAGTTATCGAGCCGAGCCGTCAGTGAACACCAGGTTCGACCGGTAGACCAGGCCGAAATCATAGATGTTGACCGCGTCCGTGGAGCCCGTGGTCGCCGTGATGTTGATCGTGAGAACGTCGCCCGGGATCAGGGTGTTGCCACTGAGGGAGACGATTAGGGTACTCGCATGGGCCGTCGATGTCGGGACAACCGCGGAAGTGCCGATCGTACCGAGCACTGCACTGAGAGCATAGCCGCCACCATTCACACCCTTGGTCGGATCATATACGGGGGACCGCTTGTAATAGACGGTCGCACTGAACGTGTCAGTGAGATCGGTGGTGCCCCCGGTCTCGGCCAGGATGTGGAGTTCCAGGAAGTCCGAGGCATTATCGTAGTCCGGCGGGACCTGCCAGGTAAAGCTTCCGCCCGCGGTTCCATTGGCCGCGATCGAGACCACGATTGCGTTCGACTCGGAGTTCTTAATGGACGGAGTCGTGCCGGCGGTCAAGGTAAGGCCAGCCGAAGTCTTGAGAGAGGCGATGCTGAACGAGGTCTTCTTCTTGAAGCCGTCGCCACCGCCGTAGCCGACCTTCGTGGTCGAGGCCGTGGTCGTGACCTTGTTCATGGAACGATCGCCCGTCGGGATCGTCTGTAGTTCGCGAAGTGTCTGGGTCGGGTTCATTGGACTCCTAGGAAGGTTCTTGGGCCGGGGTTACATCGTCCGGGCCGTGGTACTGTTGGCCCTCGGTGAAGGTTCGCAGTAATGCAAGGCGGAGACGTTTTCTTCGCCAGCGATACCAGGCCGAGCGAATCTTTTCGATCACAACCCACACCATAAGACACACAAAGGCTCCCCAGGCATACCAGAGAGTTGTGTGGATGAAGTGGGTCACGGGATTCTCACGTTGTTGTAGGTCGAGGCCGAATAGTAGTTGAGCGGTCGTCCGCCCATCCCCACTCGTTCCTCACTTCGATCACCATAGGGCGACACATGCTTGTGGGATGCCCGTGCGTCAAGGTCCATGCTCTGCTTCAATATGGCCTGGAAGAACTGCTCCCTCTCGCCGGCCTTGTCATTCATCATCCGTTCCGCTTCGGCGATACAGGCGGCCAGGATGGTAAGATCGTGTTGGAAGCCGGCAACGGAACGATCGGTGTTACTGGAGAAGGCCGAAGGCCACCGCTTGTAAACACAGGTCAGTGTGTTGGCATTTGACGGGGCAGGCCAGAACAGAACTTCCCAGCGGCTCGCTGGGACGGAGGAGTTAGTGGCCGGCACGGGGCGGAATGCACAGTTGCTGACGGTTCCTGCCGTATTGGCTCCGGCCCGCAACTCCCGGATCGTGACTTCATCAACGGTGTTGACCGTAAGCCGAGGACCGCCAATATTGTATGTGAAGGGAGTAAGGACATCGCCGTAGAAATCCGAAGGCATGAAGTACCGCCACGGCTGTCCGAAGACATTGGGCGGCGAGGCCATCAGGGAATAGGAATCGCCAACTTGAGGCGTCTCAACAAAAGTCCCCGTGATCGTAACTTGGCCGGTGCCAGAGTTGAACGAACTCACATACTGTTCGTCCAGGCTGGAGTCGGCATGAGTGATGGTCAGGCCCCAGCCAGCGGAAATCGACGTATTGCCAATCAGGGACGTATCGGTGAAAGTATTGGAGGTCCCAGCAGTGCAGATGCCAGTCAGAGCAAGGGCCGACAACGTGACCGAAGTTGGAACATTCAGAAAGTTCCATCGTGGGTTCGCCTGTAGGAACCGCATGTAGCCCTGGTTGACCAATCGCTGCACCAGGTCTGCATCGTAGGTATTGACCGGGACGGCCGCGGCAGAAGTGCCGGCCGCACCCGTGTACGCATTACCGAGATATTCGGCAACGCGAATCTGGTAATCCTGATACGTCAGCGACAGTGATGGATCGGCCATGGTTTATCCGCCAGTGAAGCTCTTCGTATCATCGGTCATCATCGGATTCGTTGCGGTCGCGTATCCCGCTATGGCCGCCAGCATGTTCGTCGCTATCGTTCCGCACTGGGTCGCGGTCGTCGTGGGTGTGATAACCGCAGCGGCCTTGACAGAATTGATTGGAAAGGCGGGCTGAGTCGAGCCACCGCCCGGCCCGATACCGCCATTGGCCGGTGAACCGCTGAACCAGAAATCTCGCACCCAAAAGCCTTGGCCAGAACTCGCAAGGACGACGTTGATTGAGGCATACTGAGTCGCCTGGTATTCGTTGTAGATGACGTTCAGTTGATTGACCAGGCCCTGGAGCAGGTCCGCTAGATAAGGTTGAGACGGCACAAAATACAAAACACACCCCGCTTTATCAACCGGGCCAGCCGGCCTGGTGGCAGGCGGTCCAATGTCTTTTGAATCCTCAGGTGCCGCTTAATCCACGGTCGGTGCTGCGACCAGGAGTATTCTCCTAGCCGGTTCATTTCATTGGCCCATGGATCGTCGATCATCTGGACTGGGCGGCCCGGTTGTTCGTGATCGGACCAAAATATCTTGTGCATCGTACCCCGGGGTAAAGACTAGATTCTCTGGGACTTCGTCATCTTCCCCTGATTCATGGACGAGAGCTTCGGGCCCTTTGGCTCAGCAACGAACCCCTTGGCCCCGGGAGTCGGACGATCGAATCCGGGCCGCGGCCGACGTTCTTTCAGGGTGGGCAGTTGCAGCGACTGACCGCAAGTGGGACAGAGTCCCGGGGTCCGAACATGAGTACCAGTGGCGGTGTCAAATCGGCTCATTAGTGACTCATTGCGTTGAACTTCTTCGCACCGTATTTCTTACGGCCGATCGAGGCCGCAAGGGCCCCGGGATTGGTCACACCCTTCTGGTGGGCCAGCTTCCCCTTGAGGGCCGCGAAGCGACCTCCACCGCCCGGTTTCATTGACTTCCCGTGCATTCCATGGGCCATTGAGCCGATGCCCTTGCCCGCAACGGGTGCCTCTTCGGCCATGGCCTCGCCGTCTTCCTGCTCCGGCGGCTGGCCCTGCGGACCCTTACCGGCCCGTTTCTTCGGGCGGTACGTTTGGGTTGCCGTATCGTAGGAATGACCCATGGCCTTACTGATCGGGCCGCAATTCTTTGCCATGTTATCTCTCAATAAAAACAGCCCGGATTTCGGTCCGGGCTGCCCTTGGAGGGCTGACCTGGCCCGGAGGCCGAAGTCAGTGGGGGTTTAGAGGAACTTGGCCAGAACCTTGGCCGGAGCCGAGGCCGTGGTTCCACTCGTCGGGCCGGTCTGCATGACGATCGCTGCCATCTGGGCAATGCCCTGGACAGTGGTCGTGCTGGTGTAGCCCGCGACGGTGTGGAAGAGGCCGAAGGTGTTCGACGGAGTGGACTCGTCCGGCTGGACGATATCACCCTTGGCCGCATTGTTGTAGTTGATCTGGATGTTGGCAACGCGGCTCTTGACCGCAGAAATCAGAGTCACAAAGTTCGGCCCGGTGATGCCGGAACTATCGGGTGCGACTACGCCAGCAAGCTGACAGGTGTTCAGGCCACCCGAGCCAGTCGAGCCGTTGGCATTCACGTCATAGACGCGGAAGCCACGGAGGTTCTCGTTACCGGTCGTGGTCAGCGAGGACGAGCCCGGATCGACGGACGGGTCCCACGAGTCAACCACGGGGGCATTCGTGTCATCGAGGTCATAGTACAGCGGAGTGCCTTCCAGGACGGTGGCAGTACCGGCATACCAGTGCCGCTGTCCGATTACGTCCTGTTGGCCTGCATATTGTGCGAGCATTGAAAATCCTCAGAAAGAGTGACCAGAACTTCTGACGGGCCACTTAGGCCGCGAGGGCCTGGTGCAGAACGAATCCCTGTTCGCGAACGTTCTTGCTGAACAGTTGGAACGAGCAGTCCACGAAGGTCGTGATAACGTTGTGCTGTTCCACGTCCATCATCGGATCGCTCTCACGCATCCAGTCACCGCTCAGGGTGATCGGGAAGAACTTGTCATGATTGACCCCGTAGACCGCATTCGAGGTGTCGCTGTCCAACGGGGGAGCATACAGGACCGGCACCCGCTTGAAGGTCGTCACACCATGGTACGGATCGAGGTCCTTACCGATGTCTTCGTTGGCCTTCGTCGCCAGGTCCTCGTAGTTCGTGAGGGTGGCCAGGTTCATGTAGATGCGGTACTTGCTGCTCGGGCCCTCTTTCAGGTCCTTGATGATCATCGGGCTCTTGAACTTCGTGGCATGGAAAGCTTTCCGCATGAGGCGGACGAAGTTCTGGTCGATCGCGGTAAACACGTCGGCCCAGTTTCGCCAGAGGCTGTTGGCGGTCGGGTCGATGCCGCCCTTACCGGTCAGGGTCTGGGTGCCGAGATTGAACAACACTCGACGGCCGCAGAACGTACCCGGGATGTCGATCGTGGCCGAATAGCCCGAGCCGGCCGCGGGGACGACCTTCGAGAACCAGTAGGCCAGGCCGTAGGGATTCAGGTCGTCGCTGGAGCTATCGGGAGCCAGCCAGCAGCGATTTTCCAGGAGGTCCGCCAGGGTACGCATTGCGTCCACTCGGCGGCTTTCCAGGAGCTTGATGTACATCGCGGGCTTGCGGTTTCGCAGGGCCTCACGACGTTCGATCGAGTATGCCGATTGGGTCTGGCACCAGGGGGCAGTGATGCGGGACTGCACGTCACCGACGTTATTGCCGACCTTCTGGTACAGACGAACGAACTGGGCATTGCCCGAAGACGAGAGCAGGATGTTGCGGACGATCGAGGTACCACTGTCCTCTTCGATCTTTTCCTTGGCAAACCACTCGTTGATGACGTTGTACTGTTGATACTTCAGTGCAATATCAAATTCCATCTTCGGCAGATTCTCCAACGTAGTACGTTGAAGATCAACCAGGTCGCTGTTTGAAATTCCACCAGAAACGGGCATGGTTCACTCCATTGAAATACGCACCGGTTCCACCGGCGGTTGGACTGGAGCGGGGGGGCCATCCTTGGCCGCCCACCGCATAAGTCCAGGTCAGTCAGCTTGGTCAAGGCCGATTTCGTCCGCTTTAATACGGAAGGCGGCCTCAGCTTTGGCAGTTGCAGAAGACGGGTGAGGAGCGGGACGGCGAGTCGTTGGGCGGGCAGTCAGGCCCTTGACCCGCTTCAGAACGGCGGTCCGAACGGCGGCCCGTTCAGACTTGCGAATCGAGTTCGCGGCGACAATGAGATGGGCCTTGTTGAGGGCCTCGCTCACGGTCATATTGCGGCCCTGCATGAGTTCGCCCGCTCGAATCGAGTCGGCGAGTCCGGCCAGGGTTTGCCGTGCCTGTCCCTGGGCGAGATTGACGGCCTTGCCGCCATACACGTCAGGGAACTTCTCGGACAGTCCGTTGATTGCGGCCGTTGCTTCCTCGCGGATTGCGTTCTGTTTTGCAACGAGGTATTCGGCCTTGAGGCCGCTCACTTCTTCGGTGAGTTGGCCGTAGAGTTCGGCGGTAGCCTTGAGGGCCTCGGCAACGTCGTTACCGTTGGCCTGGGCGAATCTCCCGTACACGTCGGGCTGGAGAAGCTTTTGGAGGGCAGTCTCGACCTTCCGGGCGGCCGTTGCCGTAGCCGCGGGGGCAGGCTGTGCCACCTGGGGTCGGACGGCCGCATAGTTGTTCAGGAGATTGCGGAAGGTCCGCTCGGCCTGTTCGGGGGCGGCCTTGGCAAAGTTCTCGATATCTTCGTCAGACCAGCCAAACTGTTGTGCGGCGAAGACGAGATTGGGGTCGAGCTTGGACGCGGCCGACTCTTCCTCTTCCGGGGCAGCTTCGCCACCGGCCTCGGGATCGTCGAGTTCGGTTTCTCCGGTCGGGGCCGGCTCTTCCTTGGCCTGCTCTCCCCCCGGGAGTTCCTCGTTGTCCTCGCTCTCAACGTCGTTCTCGTCCTCGGCAACCTGGCGAGCCTGGCGGTCGCTGCGGGTTCCACTGCCCGGGTCTTCGGTCCCCATCACCTCGTTGAACTTGTCCTCAATGGCGGCCGGAACCTCGATATCGCGGGTGTCAACGGACGAATTGTTTACGTCGGTCTCGGTAGGCATTATGTCTCCAAGGATGTGCGGGGCAAGTCCCCTATATACAGTGTACCCGAAAACCCCTTCCAAGTCAAGTAGGAGTGGAAATTTTTTCCGATCAATCCGATCGGCAGTGGAAGCCGTTCTTCTTCATCCATTTCTTCTTCTCGGCCCGATTCTTGAAGATCATCTGGCCCTGGTCGTTGTAAGTCCCGTCAGGATCATTCTTTCTGGCCTCGGCCACCTGACTTGGGTGCACCCCAAGGGCATCGCTCACCAGCCCACGTTTATGGATGGGGATGTCGAGGTCCGGGCCGATGATCGTGTTGGGCATGACGATCTGGCGAACCATGTCCGCATAACAATGAGCACAGACACAGGGATCATCGCGGCCCGAGATGGTCCGCCGGATGTCCTCCTGGTGTCCACAAGTGGGACACTCAAATGGATAGGTCGGCATGTTTCTTTCCCTCCTCCAGGGTCTTCTCAATGAACTTTATCGCATCGGCTGCCCGGCGACAGCGGTACATGACGTACCGATCGGCCGGCCACAGGACGGCCCACTGTTCGTCCTGGAAGACGATTTCATAGCCGTGATACAGATGGGACGTGACTATCTGACTCATGCTGGGCCGCCTTGCTGCGAGGCCGTGTTGGCCTGCTGGTTGACCGATTGCTTTGGAAGCTTTGGCCCCCTGGCCGCGGGCTGGGGAGCATGGGCCTGTCGGGCCTTATTCTGTTGCAGATGCGGCCCAGGGTTCGAGGGGCCCATCGCCTGCGGGACCGGCTGCCCCGGCTGGCCGGCCGGGATTCCCATTGGGGGCGGCGGGGTGCCGGCACCGGCCTGCCCCGGGTTGCCGGTCTCCAGTGATGCCCGCCACTGTTGCCATGCTTGAAACGCGGGGCCATTCATGAACTCGTTGGCCTCTTCGATCCCGAGCTTCTCGGCCATGGTCCGCAAGGCCACGTCCGCATTGAAGGACGGCCCGAGCAGTTGAGCGGCCTGGGCGATAGCGGGTAGGACGTTGGTGAAATACTGCATCGTTGACTGCAACTGTGCATTCGGGTCCGGCCGGGCCATGGAGTACGGCTGGACTTTCAGGTTGTAGTCGAGCCACTCGCCTTCCTGTTCCCCGCCGGTCAGTGCCACCTGGGTGAGTTCCCGGTTCACTCCGCCGGTCAGCACGTCAAAGTGGACGGCCTCTTTCGTCAGCGGCATATGAATCAGGGGGTCCGTGTGAAGGTAAAAGGCGAGGTCGCCGACAATCTCTTCAACAAAGTTGTATACCTGTCGTTGCATATCTGCAAGACGGACGGAGGTATTGGCCGACTGGAGTTCTGCCTGAGTAGCCGTTGGAGTATTCGTTCCCTGGCCAGACAGAAGGTCGATGTTTCCAGCGATGTCCGAGAACTGTTTCTTGACATAGTCCATCCACTGGTAGCTTTCAGCCCCCGTGCCCCCGTATGTTACTTCCTTGATCTGGTTCACGTCTGCAACGAAAACGGACTCTCCATCGTCGGCCTCGGCCAGTTTGGCCGCATCCTCGACGACCTCGCCGGTGTATGCGAGCACCCGCTTGTTACGTTCGGCCTGTCGCATCATCTTCCGGGCGATACGAGAGCCAGCAGTGGCCATATCGTACCAGATGCCCACTGGTGCAACCGGAAGCACATGCTGGCTGAGGCTAGAGTAGCCGAGCATATGATAAGGGCCGCGGGCAGGCCCATCATATTCAGCAACACGCAGAAACTCGTCGTGAGTAGCATTCTGGGTAAACGGCATGGTGACGAGGAGCTTTTGCTTCGGCAGGTAGACTTCAATGAGATCATGGTACGACTCGATCGATCCGTCAATCTGTTGCTGCACGTCGAGGGTTTGCAGGGCCTCGACGGAGCCGTTCTTGTTGGTGGACGAGTAGGTAAGCGGCAGGCCCTTAATCAGGTCCTCGTCATACAGGCCGGACTCCAGGAGTTCCTCCTCGGTGGCCCGGAAGCGGTTGCCCACCATGACCTGTTCGTCCCAGTCCCGGGCCATGGGGTCCAGGATCATATCGTCCGGGTCAACACGCATCACGTACGGCTGGCCAACCTGCATGTCCTCGTCCTCGTCGATGCTCACGAACTCCGCGGACGAACCGATGCCGGTCTTGACGAAGCCGGCCATGAACAGGGAATCGAGACAGACCTTGCGAAGTGTGCCCGTGAGGTTGATCCGTTTCACCAGGACATTCAGGGCCAGTTCCATCAGGTCCGCATACTGCCGATAAGCGACCACGTCGGTCTTGACCGTGAGGCGGGGCGACTGGAAGACGAGGTTGGGGAGAAGGGCCGTGACACCCGAGTAGATCATGTTGATCGGGGTGGACTTCCGCTCTTCGCGGTCGGCTGGCAAGAGCCGGCGGAAATATGCACCCGCATAGAATGCGAGGGCCCGAGCCCGGAACTCGCGGGTGTTGTTCGTCCGATCGAAAGCATAGCTGACCAGCTTGCTTAGCTTCTTCGGGTCCAGAAGGGCATTCTGGTCTATCGTGTCTTTCTTTGCCATGGAGTCTTCCTAGGACCAACACAAAAAGGTTCTCTGACTAGGCCAGAACAGCCCAGTCAGAGAACCGGAAGGGAATATTTGGAGTCCGTTATCGTGGGGCTCCTGTCCACGGCCCTTGTCTGGAGACTGGGCATTAAAACGGGATGTCGCCGAGTTCGTCTTTCTTGGCGGCCGGGGCGGTCCAGCCGGCGGCGTCGGGCCGGCGGCCAGGGAGCGACTTGGTCTTGAACTCGTCCGCCGGAGTCGCCTTGAGCGAGTAGAACTTGCCCTTCTGGCCCTCCTTGAGCCAGGCAGCAATGCGGTACTCCTTGCCGTCGATGTTGAGCGGCCCGGAGAGTTGGGGAGCCTTCTCGTTGTCGCTCTCGTTCTTGAACAGGGCCCCGGTGTTCGTGCGATCGTATGCTTGTTCAGCCATCTGTCAGTCCTCCAAAAGGTTGTTCGTTTCTACCTAAAGCTTACCATGTTTCGGCCAGGAGTCAACTCTTCATCCAAAAAATTCCTCCAGTCACTCACGAGGCCCGGGACTTCCATTCGGTGCAGCCGCGGTGTGCGGCAACTCGTTCCCCCCGGGTCGGACTCGACCAGCATTGGCAGCTTCTTAGACTCGGCGATTGCCAGGGCTGGCCCGTGGTTTCCGATGAAGAACGGGGCCCCGCCGATGAAGTTGGCCAGGTCCCACATATCGAACGTGCGGCCCCAGATGGGCCCGGCCTCTGGAAACTCCTTATAGAAATCGAGATAATCAGATTCGAGCCCCAGGAACCGGAACTGGATTCCCTTCAGCCGCATATACTCCATGATCTCGGCCCAGGGGAAGAAGACATTGTGATAGCGGGCCGTGCGGGAGATCGCTACATACCTATGGTCAACCGATTCGGTATGCAGCCACGGTGTATTTATGTCGGCCGGGTCCAGGCCCAACGTCGCTGCGGCCTGGGTCTGGAGGTTGCGGAAAGGAGACCGGCGGAGATGGTTCTTCAACGCGAACCCATCCAGGGCCAGGATGTCCCGGTGCGGAAGAGGGGAGTACGCTACCCGTTTGATTGATGGTTGCATCGCCAGGAGTGGACGGATACTGTCCACCCGAGCCGGGTCCATCCCGTGGGACCCCTCGTACCAATGGGGAAACAGAATCAGAGTCGTCTGTTGTCCCGTCTCGTAGAAATGTCTGTTGATCGGCTCAAGGGCATACACTATGTCCCCGAAGTCGCCGGGGCTGTTCAGGACTCGCGAGTCTTTCTTCCATTTGTCGATCTCGCGGTTCGTGATCGTTTCCAGGCTGTCCGTAGCGGTGGCAATCCGGGCCACCCGGGCCTTCTCCTCGCCGTCTCCGCCCGGTGTTGGGGTCGTGCCGGCCAGGTGCAGAACTGCATCGCCTGGGTCGAACACGTTGGGAGTCGAGTTGAACAGACCATGGGGAACTTCCTGGCCGAAATCTTCGGCCATCAACTGGAGAACGGTCTGCTCGTGGAACTTGTGCGGCGGATGGTCATAGCGGGCATTCCACACGGCATCCAGGACGGTATTGGTATCGGGCCCGGGGAAGAAGGCCAGGACACCAGAGTTCAGGCCGTTCTCGTCGGAGGCATAAAGGAACCCCTCGCGGCAAGTGGCCGACATGATCGCTTCGTCCAGGGCCTCGGGGCAGTAGATCACCACGTCGGCATCGAGCCAGAGAACCACGTCAGCACCGTCCAGGAACTCGGCCAGGATCGCCGGGGCCTTCATGTACCCGATTGGGCAGTCCAGGTCCTTCGTGTCCTCCACCTTGGACGAATGAATCTCCCAGCCCCGCTCAATGAGGTACTCATGGGTAGGACGACAGAGCTTGTAGCACTCTTCAAACTCGGCCGTGAACTGAGTCAGAATCACTTTCTTCATTGCTAATCCCTCCACAGGATAATCATACCACAAATCCAGGCCCCCACAAACGCAGCGAGAATTATATTTTCCATTCCTTCACGATCCCCGGCCGCAGGTCATACGGCCTCTTCCTTCGGCCACCATCACCCGGCCCTCCGTCCCGGCGACGTTTCTCCTCACCGGAATACGGCTCCAGGTAGTTCTGGCGGCGGTGGTGGACGCGGCGGTTAGTTTGCCTGAAGGAACTCGAAGATGTTTCCGGTGGTGTCATAGTCTTCCTCCGAGCGGGAATGGTCGTCGGCGGGACTAACCGAAGATGAACTGACCGGAGCGGGATCGTAATCGTCCGGGTCGTCGCCATCGTCGATCTTAGCCCGTGCGTTCCCGTTTGTGAAGTCAGACGGTTTGATGTCGCGATCCGGCTCGCACCAGACACTGGCCGGTGAGTAGTAGACCTCGGGGAAGCCATGCAGGACGTAATGGGCCGGATTGCAGCAGAGAAGCACGACCATGCGACCGGGGTACTTGGCCTCCTCGATTGCTATGAGGTTCTGCACCAGGCCGATCGCGGGTACACTGCCGGGTTGGTCAAGCACGATCCAGTTACCGCGGACCTGGTCGCCGCCGTGGCATAGGACAGCCACGACGTTGTGAAAGCGGCGGCCAACCTCTTTCTCCCAGAGCGGTGCGTACTTGGCCAGAGATGGATCGAGACAGTCCACCACGACATCGGGGGCCGTGGGGATGACTGGCTTGGGGCCGGGCAGTAAGATTGCGGCACCGAGCACAATTGCTACGATGATCCAAAAATTGACGACAACTTTCATTCGTTCTCCCGTTCTCGTTTCTTTTGTTCGTAGGCTTTCCGCCGGCCGGCGAACGTCTTCGGGTCCATCCGGGACGCATCGGCTTCCCGGTTCTTTGGCAAGTTGGTGCCACCAATCAGGGTCAGTGCGTCCGCGATAACGTGGTCGCCATGGAGGGCAGAGGCTTCGCCCTCTTCGGTCTCGCCCGGGTCCAGCCGACCCTTCGAGTCATAGCTGTAGTACAGGGCCTCCTGCATCCCTTCGTCACAGGGATTGACCAGGCGACCCGTCGTCAGAGCATCTCGGTACTGCCCCAGCAGGAGTTCCTTGGTCTCTCGACTGCTATGCCATCCCCACTTCTTGGTTACACGTCGGGTCCGTTCGTCTTCCACGGTCTGGTAATACAATCCCGGGCAACCCAGTCCCACCAGTTTCCGACAGAAGATGACACCGGGACCATTAACCTCAGGAACGATGATGGCGGGCCTAAGACCGCCGAACCATATGGAGGCCCATGCGGCATGGACAGCGAAATCCTCAGGGCTGGTAAATACGTCCCACCACTTGGCCACAATACGTCCAGAGAAATGATCCCGGACACTAAGCACTGAGGCGGAAGAACCGGAACCAGCGGAGATATCGCAGCCAAATATGTAGTATGTATCCTGTGGAGGTCTGGGTCCAGGTTGAACGGTTCCGGCTCGGTCAGTATAAGAACCGGGTCGGAACCAGAATCGCCAAGCTCCGTGGCCGGGATTTCCCACAAGGCGTACGAGAGAGTGCCGTCTCTCCCGAATGCCCCTCTGACGTTGCTCTTCATTCATGTCCTCCACTACCAGGTTGCCGACCTCTAGTGGTTCGACGCAGTGCTTTGATCGGAGAAGCTCGATAGTTCCAGGGTCAAAGAATTGCCCCCCGGCCCCGTCATCGTCCATGTCGAGGTTGCGAGCAATATCCGTTTTTGAACGTCGCCGGCACTGAAGCTCGTACCATGGATTTGTCCACCGCGGAGTGCTCCCATCGCCAGCGGTAAGAGTTGCTCCACGTCCCTTATCTGGATGTCTCCACCAGGGAAGGACCGAAACAATACCCCGTCGCCGGCCGGAATCCATATCCCGGCGGATGTGACGGAAGGCCGTGTTGGGGCCCTGTGGTGTGCTATTGAAGATTCGGCAAGCGGTAGTGTCCGCAGTCGAGCGATCAATCTCCGCACCATTAGGGATACGGGCGAATTCGTCCAGCAACGTTGCAGTTCTACGCGAAGCCTGGCCAGCGGATTCATTGGTTGATTCCCCCTCTATCGTGCAGCCGTTGTCCAGGTTCTCCAGGTGACACTTCAGGTCTCGCATCCCGCGGGGCCGCATCCACTCGGGCAGCCACTTGAGGATGTATCGGCACTTCTCGAACAGGCTGTCTGGATCGCCGCGGCGGTCCACGAGGGCTTCCTTGCGGCTCAGCATCAGGAACCCGGAACGGGGCACGAACAGCCAACTGTGCATGAACTTTATGACGACCAGCCAGGAGGCCCCCATGTCGCGGGATTTCCGAATTAGCACGTCCGTTCCGGTCGCGATTCCACGGTCTATATCCGCGAGGCATTCGTCCTGGCACTTCCAGGTTATGAACGGCTGATGGGTCGCTTCGCCGACGACCGAGACTTCCCGGGCCTGTTCATCGACTTGCTTCTGGTGGAAGGTCCAGACCGCGAGATTGATCCAGTACAGCAGGTCGTTGGCACTGGCAGAACGAATCGCGGAACGTGCAATATTGCTGGTCTTGGCTCGATTGAGGACATCCCGCCGCCAGATAAGGTTGAGGTCCTTACGTTTCGGGATAACGAGGCCCTGTGGGCTCGTCATCGTATCGCCGTATTGAACCAGGTCCGGGTGGCCCACTATCAGCCCCCATTCACGATCCGGCCGGTTATTGTCACATAGACCGCCTCGCTCGCGGTGCTCGTGACGACCCGCGGAGTCCCGACGTTGGATGCAGCGACCGGCAAGCCGGTGAACTCAAAGTCGGGCAGACCGAGGTTCCCGTAGGCCGCATTGACCGATTGGAACTTGGCCACTTCCTCGCCGGCATCGTAGCTGCCGTTACCATTTTTATCCAGATACAGGACCGTCAGGCCGCCCTTCGGACTCGACGTGTTGAAGCTCACGTTGTCCATGATGATCCGGTCGCCGACCAACAGAGTGATCGCGGCCTGGTTCGAGTCGAGCAAGGTGAGGGCCTGGTCTCCTGCCGTGGTGGACGAGAGAACTGTGCAGGAGAAATACTTCCCGACCGGGAACTGATTGTCAAATGGCATGTGATTATCCTTGGGTGAGGCGACCGGACATGGTGATATAGCAGGGTGTGCTGTTCGTCCCCTCGACGGCCCGCAACAGGCCGACCCCGGACGCAACCGTTCCTAACACGACTCCAGTGAAGGTCCCATGAGGAACCGAGGCGACCTGGTTCGCGGCCAGGTCAAATATGATAAGTTCTTCCCCAGCATCGTACGTTCCGTTTCCGTTCTTGTCGATGTAGATCGTGAGCACCTGGGCCGTTGCCCCGTTGGTAACGATCAACGAGTCCACGACGATTCGGTACCCAACATACAGGGACATGCTGATGGGATTCTGGTTCGCGTCCCGCAGAGTAAACGCGGTATCGGCCGTGGTCGTCAACTCAAGGACTGACTGGACAAAGTTCCCAAAAACAAAGTTGCTGTTCGCCATACGTCATCCCTGAATGATTCGCCCGAACATGCTGAGTATGACCCCTGGCGAGCCCACGGTCTGGACCGTTCGTAAGAGGCCCTTGTATCCCCCGTCAGATGGACAACCCGAGAAGAGGCCGTGATCCATCCCGTCGTTCTCGGTGGTGGTTCCGTTTGAGAAAATCCCTATTTCCTCGCCGGCATCGTATGACTGGTTCCCGTTTATGTCGATGTACAGGATGGTCGTGCCCGCGGAGAGCCCCATTGAGAGCCCGTATCCGTCCACGATTACCCGGTATCCAGCGGGCAGAGAAATCTGGGTCTGCTGTGTACTCAGCATTGCAACCGGGGCATCAGGGCCGGGGTTGACCACGGCCTGCCAAAACACACCGTACGGGAATTGGTTTGGCATGGGCTACCCGTTGAAAATATGGCCCGAGACTACGATATAGGCCGTCTCGTTTATCATCGGGACAATGCCCAATTTTCCGACGTTTGCCCCATCTGACGCAACACCAGTGAAGCAGCAATGATCCATCTCAAATGTGGCCGAGCCGTCCACGAGGGCCCCCACAATCTCTTCCCCGGGATCGTATGCCCCGTTCCCATTTGCGTCTATGAACAGGGTGACGGCCGCCGGAGTAGCCGCTTGGGTGTAAACGTAGACCAACGTTGCTTGTCCTCCAGCACCTGCACCGCCGGATGCCCCCAGGCCACCGCCGCCTCCACCTCCACCGGGAGCTACCCCTGGGGAGCCCGCGGATGCCGAAGCTCCGCCGTTTCCTCCGTTACCGCCGGATATATCGGGAACGTTGTAGGCCCCGCGGCCTCCGGTTCCGCCCGTACCTGGAGTGACCCCGCTGGCATTGGTCCCGTTACCTCCAGCACCGGCCGAGTTTATCGCGCCGTCACCCGCTGCCGCTCCGCCGCCGCCGGCACCGGCCGTTCCATCGCCTGTTCCGCCGCCATTGTGAAGGCCCGAGTGGGCCACAGAATTTAGCGGGAGCCATCCGGCCGGAGAATATGAACCGCACGTTGTCCCACTACCCGCGGTGATTGTCCAGGTTGTTCCGTTATCGTCGGGGCCAAATGAAGAGGCGGCACCGTTATTTCCCGATGCACCGCCCGCACCGACCGTGACCGTGTAGCTGGACCCGGGGGTAATCGCCACGGTTCCGGCACCAGCGACCGCATATAGTTCGCCCCAGAACGCACCGGCACCTCCATTACCACCGTTGGGCTGACCACCATTTCCGCCGGCCCAGAGATCGCAGGACCAGGTGGCCAGGTCGATTGTGGCAGGACAGGTCCAGGTGTTGGTGCCGGTACTTGTGAAGGTGGTCGTGGCCGTGGTAGAGGAACCGGCCGCACCGAAGCCAGAGATGGAAACGGAGTCCACCACGACCCGCTGTCCTGCCAAGAGTGTGATGGGATTTTGATTCGAGTCCAGGAGGGCCGGAAACAGAACGGGATGGGACCCTGCGGTTCCGGTCTGTTTGACCGCAAACTGAAAGGGAATTCCATCTGGGAAGAACTGGTTCATGGCTTCGGGCCCTGTGCAAACTGATTGAGGAGCTTGGTCGTCTGTTCGTCCAGTTGATCGTCGATTGAACTCTCCTGGGTCGAGACGGTCTGGCCCCGCGAAGGCTTGCCGGCTACGCGGTCGAAGATCATCTCAAGGGCCGTTGCGTCTTTCTTCACCGCGGCCTGAACGAGAATCCTGACCACCTTCTCCAGGTTGGTCATTGGAGTCTCAGAGTCCTGGGCCGGCTCGGCGAGTACCTGGAACAGAAGCTTCCGAAAGCCAGCCTCGCTCACCTCTACTGGCTTGAGTTCTCGGTCGCCACTATCAGGCTTTCCAGGTCCTGACTCTCCGAACAACGAGGGCCGCGGCCCGGTCGTGATTCCTTCGGGGCCTGTACCAGGTAGCCCGATCGTTCCATCTCCCTCAGCAGTTCTCGGCGATGACGGGAGCAGAACCTTTCGGACTTGTGAAACGTCGGTTGCCCGCACCGCTCGCATGACAGGCTCATTCGGCTCTCCCAATTTCTTGAAGGGTCTGGCCATGTTAGAAATCTCTCGCCCGGTTTACAGCCGGGGAGAGATGGTCCCCGATTAGCCCCGAGGTTGGACACCTGTTGAAATTGTCAGGCTCAACGGCCCACCGGGTAGTGATCTGCCTTCCCTTCTCGGCCGGCAATCCACGGAGGAGCGGCCAGAGTTCAGCGGGGGAGATCGTATAGTCCCGGTACACTAAGGGTACAACACTGCGGGGAAAAGTCAAGCGGGAATCCAGCCGCGAGAATCCCGCGGCGGCTCTTCTTCTGCGGCGATCTCCTTGATCGCCACGTCCCAATGGGCCTGGTAATCTGCGTAGCTGTCCCGATGCCAGTTCTTCAGCATCCGATTGCGGACCTTCTGATAGTACCGGGCATAGTCCTTCTGTTTGGCCTTCTGCTCATCGTACTTGGCTGCCTTCTCCTCCTGGGTCAATTCCGTGCTCATTAGAGCCTCTCTGGGCCTCAAGGACCCCTCTAGGGTACTGTCGAGGGCCTCGGGGATGAAAACCCCTGGGAAGGCCCTTTCCGGCCCGGCAATGGCCTGCCTCATTCTGGGCCTGCCACACGGGGACGGTTAGCTGAAAAAATACTCCCCTTAAAGCCAGTCCGTAGATATGTAACTCATGAAACGAACACGAGTTACACACCTACTGGACCTCTACGGCTGGGGTCTTATCGTAGGAGCCACGTCGAGAGAGACAGCCCTCGAATCTGTTTTACCTAATTGTACCACAGAAATCGTCAAAAATCAAATGGACGGAAATGGATAGTTGGAAGTGCCGGCGGAGCCTCGGCTTATATATTCAGGTTCGTCCATATCTTTCAGTCCAGAGTGAAAGTTCGTTTGGCCTCGATCTGGCCCCCGAGGCCCTCCTGTGAAGGGTACACCGATTGGGCCCCGCGGTCAAGGGAGGCCGTACAGGCGTTTACCCCGGCCTATTTATCCAAATCTTGCGGGCCCTTGTTTCTTCCATGTTCGGTGGTAGCATATAGGTATGATGAAACTACCTCTGCCTCAAACGGTGACTGGAATACTCCGTTGCGATGGCTCTCCATCGACTCAGGCCGGCAGGCCGGGCGGTGCTGGCTGGACTCTGGCCCTCGTGGCCCCTGGAGGGAAAGAGATTCCCCTGGCCAGTGAGGGATATCAACTCGGCCCCGTTACCAACAATCAGGCCGAGTATGCGGCCCTCAATCGCGGGATGATGTTCGCCCTGCGGCTGGGCATCTTCTCGCTCAGGGTCCGCTCGGATTCCCAGGTGCTCGTCAAACAGATGCAGGGCCTCTACAGCATCCGCAATGCGGAACTCTCGGTCTATCGCGAGACAGCCAAGGCTCGTGCGTTCATCTTCAACCATATCGAGTATGCCCACATACCGCGGGAAGAGAACGAGGTGGCCGATCAACTGAGCCGGGACATCAGCCCGTACGATGGACCCGATGCCACTGAGAAGCCCTGGTGGCCTACCTTGGTCCGCTCGTTTCCCACGTCGTCATATCGCCACAAGCTCTTCTGGTCGAAGCTACTCGGAGTCAGCCTGGCATGGGTCTCGGCCGTGCTGGAGAATGAGTACAGGCAGGACAGTGACTGGTCGAGCCTGAGGCTACACTGGGAGATCGAGAGAAGTGAGGGGGACAAGGCATACGATGAGCATCAGTGGTCATTCTAGGGGTTATCGGAAATCTGGTGTGTATGAAGGGGCTAGAGACTTTTACTAAGACTCTTCGGCCGGGTGGGTCGTACCGGCTGGGTCCGATAGCCTGGCCGTCCGATAAGCCGAGAGACGGGCAAGGACGACCGATAAGGGACGGTCTGATAACGAGGCTGCCAGAATGGCAGGGAATCGTGCAGAATGCAATGAATCCCTAGTGGGTTGGTGGGGAATGGGACGAAATGTCCGGCCGTCTTTCTCTTCCCCGACAATCTGTCGTCCCTCTGCCATCTTGGCAGTCTCGCCCGTCTATCTTAGTTGCCACGATTTTTGTTTGCTTTCCCACCGATCGTGCTGTACAATCTCGGCAGTTCAGCATGAGCTGGGCAGAACGATACAGAACAGGAGAGACAATGATTACGATCATCGTAGGAATCGGCAAGGACAAAAACGGCCTTGCCATTGAGATTTCCGATATCAACGCGGACATTCTCTGCCATAAGGTGTTGGCAAGACATTTTGCCGGATGGACATTGATACAATCGGAGGGAGGCTGGACAAACCCGGCCGATGGCAAGCTAAACGTTGAGAGGGGACGTACGGTTCTTCTCGCCCGTGGCAACAATGACTTTGCCGCATTTAATGTGGCACAGGAACTACGCGACACCTTTTCCCAATCTTGTGTTGCAATCGATTGGGGCCTCGGTGGGCCGCTTGAATTTGTCTAGTCCCGATTGGATTTCCGCAAGGGTGAGCAAACGTACGGAAATCCTATCGTAACTTGACAGTAGGTCAATCGTAAGTTAGAGTGTAACCATGAACGGTGAAGCAAACATCTTGTCTGTCTTCAATCTGGCCACTGCGGCGGAGATTGCGGCCGGTCTGGACTGGTATCAGCGGGCCGGGAATGAATCGGCCAAGCTTCACAAGCAAGGGGCCGCTATCGTGGCCGCTCTCTCACCCGGTCTAAGGTGGGAGCGAAACATTGAGGCGGCCCGTCGCGTAGTTCATGGCGAGCCCCTAGACGGTCTGGGCATACGTTGGTACGATGGAGTCCGCAAGGCTCAACGTATCCTCGCCGGCGAGAGTCCGCTTACGGTTCTTCGCGGCGAGAAAGTCTCGGCATTCTGGCATTGTTTGGAGAACCCAGACAATCGATGTTTTGTTTGCGTTGATGGTCATGCGTACGGAATCTGGAAAGGAAAGAGAATCCCACTGGATAAGGTGCCGAAGGGATTCCCGTACCATACGATCGCCCATGCGTACATCTGTGCTGCCGATCGGCTGGGGATTATCCCTTGCCAACTACAAGCCATTACATGGTGTACTTGGCGGCGGATTCATGGTGTAGAGAACGGGGGGATAGGCCATGTTAAGTGAACGGTTCTACCATTGCCAAGGGTATATCATCGTCCGCACCGATGAGAACGGCGAGGACGAAAAGATTGAGACTTGACGACAAGTGAATTGCGGTGTATAGTAAGTCAGTTCGATAGTTAAAGTCTGGGGCCGCCAGGTTCGATTCCTGAAGTTCTTAGGCTAGCTTGGGACTGTCTGGGTTCTTCAGAGCGGGACTTAAGCTCCCCCACCATGAAGAGGCCGGCCCCAGACTTTTACTATCGGAGGAAATTCGTGAAGCAATATAGACGTAAGTTCGCCGATCTACCAATCGGATCGTTCTTCCAGACTCCCTACGGGGAATCGACATGGGAGAAGATATCGGCCCGGGCGATCCGGGATTGCAACACTCTGGACCGATTGTCCGGTGTGCGGGCCGATGTTCCAGTGCAAGCTTTTGGCCAGAAGGCCAGAGGGAGTTCAAAATGAAGCGAGGAACTAAGATTACCGTTACGCAAGAGGACATTGATAGGGGTGCTCGAAACAGCCTCACCGATTGCCCGGTCGCACGGGCGGTCAACCGGATTTTTTCCGGTGCTGTAGTTAACACCCAGGATATTGAAGTAAGTAACGGCCGCATGGAACGAACGTTTCAGTGGGCCCCCGTACGGGTCCAACAGTTCGTGAGGCGGTTCGACAAGGCAAAGCCGGTCAAGCCGTTCTCGTTCTTTCTGCGGCCGGTCTAGATGTTCACTTCGATTCCCTTGCCAACAGGGGGATCGTAGGGTATATCTTACTGGAGGAAAACATGGAACAGACACCGAAGAAGACACTGGTATTTTCCGTTACGCAGGAAGACCTGGATGCTGGGCCGTTTGCAGACGACCCCAGTTCTGGTTACGTTCGGAGCCCGCTCTATCGGGCGATATTCCGGGCACTGGGCCTGAAAGAAGACCCCACGAACCACCAGACGTACCCTCAATCGTACGGGGTGGAAGTTCCCGGTGGCAGGTACTTCGGTTCGATCCGATATTACCGGTTCATGCACAACCTGTATCGTGGCCGGAAGAACAAGCCGACTACGTTTCGACTGCAGCTGGAACGGCCCTGAGGGGCCTTCGTATGGCAATTTACTGGAGGAAACATGGGAGACCTTACGGGCGACATTATCGCTTTTGAAGAGGGTGAGCTTGGGCTCACTGAGACAATCGATCTCTTCGCCCGCTTGGTGAAGAGCGGGCTCGCTTGGACACTACAAGGTTCGTATGGCCGTGCGGCCATGAACCTGATCAAGCAGGGGTTCATTTCCCGGGACGGAAACGTGCTCGGTTATCCCGGAGAGGAGTAGCACATGACGCGGAAAGATCACATTCTCATTGCCTGGGCCCTTGACGAATCACGTCATGCGACCCTGGCAGGACAGCCCGGCTTTCAGGCTTGCTTTGAATGTATCCGGGAATTCATCGCGGACGCATTGGCATGGAACAATGGCCAGTTTGACCGCGATTGGTTCATCCGGGCGACGGAGGGAAAATGAAGGTCAAGATAACACCGTTTCACGTCTGCAAGTCCTACTGGCGGGCCGATGGGTGCTATCGTACTCCACTGGGCCAGGCCCTGATGGAAAACGATCAAGACCTGTTCATCCTGGCCGTGGGCGACGATGGGACGTTTATCTCGGTGTCCCCCAGCTTCGGCCGGACGTATCGATACAAGGCATCGGCCAACTACCTGCCATATTGGCAGCAATGGTTCGCCTGGGCGAGGACAACGAACGAGCCATCTTCATCGGATTTTGGCCCCAACATGCCAACCGACGAGATCGAGGTTGAACTGTTTCCGCTCAAGGCAGGGACGAACGAGATCGAACCCGCTTGACGGTGGGGCGATTGTAGTGTATCCTTACCCTGGAGGGTTTATGGCAAAAGAGACAATCGTGATCGATGTGACCCAGGCGGACATTGAAATCGGCGGCTGGCGGCCCCGCGGGCCTTTGGTCCAGGCTATCTTGCGGGTTTTTCCTAGTGGGTATCCCCAGAGTGACGGTGTAAGTGACGGGGACTCCATGGTATCCGGCTCCATCCGTTACAAGCGATTCTGCCGCCGGCTGGATAAGGGACTGTCCGTCAAGCCGACCAAGTTTCGCCTGACCCGCGAAGTCTGAGGATCAATTGGAAGGGTACGCCGGCCGAAAGGCAGCGGGCGATCTCGCTAACGGGCGGCCCTTCCTATAGTTTCTCAGGAGGAAACATGAAGTATGAAAAACTAATTCCCATCGAGGTCGTGGTGACACAGAAGCACCTCGATGAGGGATACCACAGCAACCCGGGAAAACTTGGTGCTTTTCAACACGACCCAGTTGCCCTGGCCCTGGTGGATGCTGGCATTCACGAGGCCCGTGTGGAACTCTCTACGTTTTATCGGGCCACGTTCCCGGACGCAGTGTACAAACTTCCCGAGAAGGCACAGAGAATCGTGTTGGCCTACCTGGACGGTCGCACAGTGAGGGTGCCCCAGAAATTCACGGTCCGGGTGCCGGAGTCCTGGCGGGATGCACCAGCACCAGCACCGGAGTTTCCCGTGCCGGACGGATTCCAGCAGAAGATTCTCACGGCCATTGAGGGCCTGAAGAAAAGGCTGGAAGAGCGGGAGCCCCAGGAGAAATGGTACCTGGACCGCCGCGGCGGGGTTGCATCAAGACGGAAGAGCCAGTGTGGCACTCCCATGCTTGGCCAGCGGCATCATCGAGGCCGGCGGAAGTCTGATCTCGATCTTTACAAGACCTTACCCGTCTCCCCGCCACGAGAAAAGGAGCCCCAGAAGAAGTGGTACCAAGATCGTCGGGGTGGAGTCGCATCAAGGCGGAAGAGCCAGTGTGGCACTCCCGCCCGGCTCCGGCGGTGGGGCCGTTGCCGGCGGAAATATGACAGAGAGCTTATCGTCACCTTGCCCGCCTGACCGCGTTGAAGACCAATTGGAAGGGCCAGGCCGGTGCCGGAAGGCGGCGGGTGGCACCGCTGACTACCGGCCCTTCCTATAGTTCTTCACAAGAAAGGAAGTGATCGATGTTTGGAAACTACGGATACGGACCGTACCAGGGCGGACAGACCCTGAAACAGATCAAGGATGCCGAATTGGCTGAGGCCAAGGCGAACGGCTCCGTCCCGCCGCGGCCGTTCGGGCTTGTGGGCACGAACCTCACGGGCCCCTTCGACCCGCTTGGGCCCGATACTGATGAGAGCCAGGACGGGACGGAGCCGGCCGTGACAGTTCCCGCCGCGACGGACAAGGTGACAGAGGCCGATCGCAACCTGCTCGAATCTCTCGGGCTCCCTCGCGACGGTTCGGACCCTGACCCGCAGGGCCTGCCCCAGACGCACGATGATGCGTTCGGGAAGTGATGTTCGTGGAGAGAGCGGCAAGTAGCGACGGACTTGCAACCGTGATATCGGGCCGCTGTGAATACGCAAAGGGCGACAGTTAAGCCTGTCTAGGTGCCCCCGATCCAAGGGGCGGAATAAACAGACCGAGGGTCAAACCCTCCTCTCTCCTATGAATCAACTCATTGTCATCGACTTTGAAACGTACTGGGACAAGACGTACAGCCTACGTCGCAAGAATTGCCCCATCCCGAATTACGTTCTGGATCACCGGTTCAAAGTCCTGATGGTTGGACTGGGCGAGCTTGACGCGGCTGGCAAGTGGGCCACGTTCCTCCTGGCCCCTGAGCGGCTGCCGGAACTCAAGGCCAAGCTGGAATCGTCCGTGGTAATCGGCCACAACCTGGCCTTCGATGCGTTCGTTCTGAAGCATAGGTATGGGATTGTTCCGCGGGGCTACATCGATACCCTCGGTATGGCCAACGCGGTCCTGGGCCCAAAGGCGGCCACGGGACAGAAGAATGACCTGGGCGAGTTGGCCAAGCGGTTGGGCCTGGGCGAGGAGAAGGGTGATCTCAAGTTCATGTGTGGTGTCAGTGATCCCACTATGGAACAGACGGCCCAACTCGCCGAGTACCTGGCCCACGATATCAGCATCACCTGCCGCCTGTTCGATTACCTGCGGCCCCGCTTCTCTGCATCCGGCCGTGCCGAGTACCAGATAATGGACCGGACGATCCAGGCATTCGTGACGAACCCGGCCACGGTGGACATCGATAAGGCTAAGGAAGCCGCGGCAAAGATCGAGGCCCGCCGCTGTCACTATGAGACCGAGGCCGGCCTGGACCGGAAGGTGCTGTCGTCCAATCTGCAATTCGTGGCAGCCCTGGCCGAGAAGCTAAAGGCCCATGGCCTGGAAGTGCCAACTAAGAAATCGCCCCGGTCGGGTAAGGAAATCCCGGCCCTGGCAAAGAATGATGATGCGTTCAAGGCCCTATCCACCAAGGGGCCAGCCGATGTTCAGAAGCTCGTTCGGGCCCGCCTGCGGTTCCGCAGTCTTACCGTGGCCAAGGCCCGCATTAACAAGATGACCGCGGCCCCGGCCGGGAAGCTGCATCCGTTCCTGGTCTATCATGGTGCCCACACGGGCCGATGGGCCGGCGGTGGAGGCTTCCAGTGGCAGAACCTCACGGACCCGGATCGGCTCAAGGAGCCAGAGGAAAAGTATGTTGCCGAAGTCACACGGGACTGCATCACGGCAGGCCCTGGCCGCGTGTTTATATCAGCGGACTACGCGGCAATTGAGGCTCGCGTTCTTGCGTGGGCTGCTGGAGAGGCACAACTGGCAGAAGCTTTCCGTCAGGGATCGGACGTGTATTCTCTCTTCGCTTCGGCCTTACTTGGACGGGAGGTCCGCAAGCCTACGGCTAAGGAGCCCCTGGCCGACTGTGCCCGTTTGAAGGCCGACCGCCAGCTTGGCAAGGCCGCGATCCTGGGCCTGGGCTATGGGATGGGGGCCAAGAAATTCTCCCTCCAGTCCCGCATCGATAGGGAACTGGCCGAGAAGTCGGTCACGTTATACCGCGGGAAGTACCGCTCGATCGTGGCCTTCTGGGCCAACGTGGATCGGGCCTTCAAGAATGTGCTTATGGGCGAGAACGGCACGACAGAGACCGTCTGGCCCTGTACGTTCTTCAAGGGCAGCGACTCGGCCGTGGGGATAAAGCTTCCGTCCGGCCGCGTCCTGCGGTATCGGAACGTTCGGCACCTGGGCAAAGACCTGGTGTGGGGCAACAAGAAACGTCTGTACGGCGGCAGCATCACCGAGAACATCGTGCAGGCCATTGCCCGGGACATCATGCGAGAAGCTATTCTGGACTTGAACCCATCGGGGGGTGCCTTCGATATGCACTTCTTCGCATCGGTGCATGACAGCATATACTGCACCGTCCCAAGGGAGTTTAGCGAACTGGCATACGGGATTCTGGCCTCTTCCATGACCACGGTGCCGGCCTGGGCTACTGGCCTTCCCTTGTCCATCGAAGGCCATACTTCGGAGACTTTCTAAATGAAACAGTTCACCATCCGTGCCAGCAAGATGCCGGCCTTCTTCCAGTGTCCCCAGTCCGTCATGAACACGGACGGCATCATCGAGGCCGGCAGCGACAAGACCCGGGCCAATGAAGGTACACTGATCCACGAACTGGCTGCAAAGCACCTGCGGGGCGAGGTCGTGCCGGACATCGAGAACTACTTTCACCTGTTCCCGCCCGAGGATCAGGCCCGGCTCGCGGCCCTCTATTCCACGTTGCTGGAATACCTGCCGGAGTTGCAGAAGGCAATGGACGATCCGCAGGTGGAGACCGAGATCAAGGCCCGGTTCTCGCTCCAGAACATCGAACTGGAACTGACGGGCCATGCAGATGTCATTCAGTACCGCGACGATTCTGCCTGGCTCGTGGACTTCAAGACCGGTGCCGGGCGGGACAATGACCAGCAGATGAATGCCTACGCGGCGATCCTGTTCGGTGCTGCCGGCCAGCCCGAGAAATACAAGGTCGTGACTGTCCTACTCTACCTGGATACAGGCGAGACCGTGCGGACCGTCCATACACCGGACTCTATTCGGCTCTGGTTGGCCCAGGTCTACGAGCGGCTCAGTCGCATCCAGTACAGTCCCGGGGCCGGCTGCATGTACTGCCCCCTCTTCCATGGCTGCAAGGTCGGTAACGGCTACGCCGCGGCTGCCCTGGCCGCCGTACTCGGCCAGCCCGAGTTGTCCAAGATACCCGAGGGCCCCGAGCGGGCCGCGGCCTACGTGAAGATGAAACTGGCCAAGCGGGTAACGGACAACGCGGACCAGTTGCTGAACATGTACGTTAAGGCCAACGGCCCCTGGGACTTGGGCGACGGCACTCAGCTTGTGCAGAAGAAGGTCTCGAAGAGGATCGTGGACGGCCGAAAGGGATGGGCAGTGTTTGAAGAAATGATCGGGCTCAAGGCCCTGCTCAAGTACGTCAGCATCGATTTTCATGCGATCCTTCGCAACGTGTACGAACGGGCCCCGATCGGATCGAAGCAACGGCTCAAGGCAGAACTGGAGACCTCGTTGCAACAGAAGGGGGCCGTGCGGTCCTACTTCCAGACAGCGGTGCAGCGGGTCAAGAAAGCTTGACAGGCTACAATTCTGGCGTATCATTATACAGGAGGAACAGTATGCAAAACGTAGGTCTCTATGCGGGTGTCCCCGATTCCGCGGCCGAGGAAACTCCCTCGGTTGCCGCTCCCCCTATTTACGCGGCCCTTCTGGCCGTCCAGGGCGAACTCTCGTCCGTGGCCCGCGACTCCGTGAACCCGCACTTCAACAAATCCTACGCGAGCCTCGGGGCCGTGTTGGACGTGGTGCGGCCCGTGTTGCAGAAGAACGGTCTCGTCTTGATTCAGGCCCCGGCGGTCGGTGATACCAGTGAGCTTCGCCTGGAGACCTTTGTCATCCACGCGGTCAGCGGTACGAAATTCACCTTCGAGGCCAAGATTCCCCTCGGGAAGCAAGACCCGCAGGGCTGGGCCTCGGCCTTGACGTATGCCCGGCGGTACGTACTCCTGTCAATCTTCGGGCTCAAGACGGCCGACGATGACGCGGAGAGTGCGGTCGTTCCGACTGGGCCCCAGAATGCTCAGCGGAATCCAAAACCGCCGGGCCACGATCCGTTCGGCCTGTAACTGGAGAACCATGAAGACGATCACACTGACGGTGACGAGGGAAGACATCAGGAACGGGGTACAA